ACAACGTCTATCCGATTCCTTTCATGCAAAGGGAACCAATGTCTCAAAAACATTGGTCGGTCAAGCAGGCACCTGTATCGGGCCTCTAGGACATGGATAGTTGTAGAGAGAAATTTACTGACATTAGGAAATTTGAATGAAGGGGATTTCTTAAACAGCGAATGAATAGTCTTCGAGACTCGGTTAACGGAGTATTACAGTGTCCTTGAGGAAAAGGCCACGCGTTTGAAGGCGCAGTATCTCTCCCTGTTAGCCACAACTCCCTATGCCACGGTGTCGAGCATGTTCCGTACTTCCTTGACGGATCCGCAATATTTGTAGCGGTCGTTAGGCGTTTTACCTATTTTACATGACACACCCTCATTCGCCACCCAATCTGAAACCAGTTAATCGGATTTTCTAGAATCTAGGTTCTTCTGATATGTTCGCCATGAACTTTCAAATGAAACCTTGCGGTAACCTCCGCCGATTAGCAAATATCTAGCAGCACGCTGGACAGATTGTGGGAAATCAATCAAACTCTTCGGTCGCGTAATAGGCAGACCAGCGCCACCCAACCACCTTGGCACTCGTGGTTTGATCTTTCGAGATCGATACCAATGATCGAGGCACGGGTAAAGGTAAGCGAGGACCCTATTGATCTTCTTAGATGTGGAGACCTTTTAGCCTATCTCAAGGCCATTGAGCAAGGACTCCACCGCGCTTCCTAGGCAAAACCATGATGGGGCATCAGGCTGTGAATCCGGACAGAAGGCATCAGGCTTTTAAGGCTTTATAAGGCCTCGTAAAGGAAAAGCTGATGACCACCGAATCCTGTGTGATGTGAACAAGATGTTACCCTTAGCAGAAGGGTTTCGGTAAACGATATGTTCCGATATCTTGAAGAACTTCTCACAGAAACAGCCACGATCTTTCATGACGTAATGCTTACCAACAGATATCTTTGCACCGATCTTATCAAGAAGACGGTGATATTCGTTGATCACATTTTGTGGCCAGAGTGCACAAAGATCATCACCAA